AGGGTCTGGCCTTCTTTTTCGAGTTCCCGTGATATCTGACGGTAGTCATTGAGTAATTTGGCACCCAGAGGACCCCTACGGTCGGAAACTGACAGTGCATTATACTGCCTATTGATTTCCTGCAGTTTGGCGTTCAACTGGTCGATACTGCCAGTGTTGGCCCCCAAAATTCTGGCCTGCGCATTGACAGCCTCAAGCTGTCTTGCAAGGTCTCCCGCGGTTTTGGCGATATTGGCGAATGCGGTACTTCCGGCGGCAGCATTATTGAGCTCCTGACGCCATGCCGCGAGCTTCGTATTCAATTCATTTATTGAATTGGCTGTCATAGCCAATTCTTCACGATGCCTTTGAGCAGCCGCTCGTGCGGCATCCTCCTGGGCAATTTGCCTCTCCAATGCCGCTTCCTCCGCTGCTAAGCGCTTTTTCTGTGCCTGTTCCGCCTCTCTTTGTGCATCCACCACGGCAGACAGGGCCTTTCTTTGCCGTTCTATCTTTTCGGTGACTTTTGCGTATTGCTGTTGGAGATTTTGAGCATATTTTGTGAGACCGCCATTCGCATCAAACATTTGGCCCTCGCCCATTGCGTTCCATTTCTTTTGAACCTCTTGCAGTTTAAGATTCAGCTGATCGAGGCTCCCCGACCGGACACCAAGCTCCGCAAGCCTTTGTTGTACCCTCTCCATAGCGCGTTCCACCTCCCGCACTTGTTCCGCCGCTTTTTCGAAGGCCTGACTGTTCATATTAGTGCTTTCCAAAACCTGCCTGGCCGCTTGCAGTTTGGCACCTAGGTCAGATATGGTGTTAGCTTGCCTGTTTAGAGCTCTTTCCCTTTCGGTTTCTGCCCGAAGCAATGCATTATATTCAGCCTCCTCTTTCTTTAGCGTCTCATGTTGCTGGGATAATAGCGAAGTGGTCTTCTGCACCTGCGATGCTATCTCGGTATATCTATTCTGCAGTTGTTGCGCTTCATTGGATAATGTCCCATCCGCTTTGAACATCTTACTGGGCGACATGTTAGCCCATTTCTGTTGCAATTCCTGCAACTGAATGTTCATTCTGGAGATAGACCCCTTTTCCGTACCTATAGTCGATATCTGTGCGCGGTACTTTTCGACCTCTTTTGAAGCCACCGAAAGAGCCTTGGCGGCTTCATACCATTCGGGGCTATTAAGTTTTGTCGTGTTTAAGACAGTCTGCGCCGCGCTTACCCTCGCTTGTAAACCATTGAGAGTGCTCGCAAGACCATCTATTTCCCCTCGCACCGATCTGGCGGCAGTCTCCATGTCCATCAGATAGTGTTTTGCTTCTAGCAAAGCATTAAATTTAGCTTTGTCGCCTGTCTCGACTACACGTATAAGCGCATTTTCGACGTTGGACAATGCTTGTCCTATTTGGGCTCCTGCGGCAAGGCCTTTTTCTTTAATGTCCTTCAAGAAAACAGGTATTCTATCCTCGCCTTGTATGATAACCCCCACTTGCACCCTCAAGGCCTCGTCGGAAACAATCCTTTGTAAGGGCTTAATTGCAGCCCTTGTTCTATTCGCCGCCTCTTGAAATGCACCTTCAATATCAACTATTACTGGTATTTCAACTGCCATATCCTTCCTGTTTTATGATGTAATTCTGAATTTCCTCTGTCGTTTCCGGCATCTTCCGGGCCTTAGGCCCCATGCCGAACATTGAGAGCATATCCGCGACCTCCTCATCGGACTTGACGGTATCTTCCCACCTGATCGCCTTCGCGACCTTTTCGAAATCGTAGTCGAAGTACCCCTTGTCAAGTAACAACATTGTTACATAATTCACGGAATCGAGGTACCAGTAGCGAAACCATGACCAGAATCCGTAGTTGCCGTAGATCTGCTTTATCTTCTCATTGTGAGCGGACACCTCAAAGGCGGAACCTATTTGTTTTCCTCCTTTATCCCCAAAGCGTCCTTCTCCAACATATTCATCACGCTTTCCAGCCGCTCTTGCGTTTGCTTGGCGACTTCGCCAACCGGTCTCATATAAAGCTCGCGTTCCTGCCTTGAGAGTTGCCAGTTGGCCTTGGAAAAACCCATGTCTTCACTGATGGCCCCCGCTCCATTGATTCGGAATGTAACTTCATTGCCGCGGAGCTGGAGTATCCTCCATTTGATAGCCCACAGCCACGGACAGAAAATCGCCCAATTGCCGAGAAGATAGTAGGCTGCCTTCTTGGAATGGAGCGAATACAGTTTTTTCGTTATTTTCTTTGCCTCCTTTTGGGAGACGCCCTGCTTGCCCTTGGCCTCCAGGACCTGCCCCTCCTGTTCCAGGAGGGCGATGCGTTCCTTCACTGCCTGGGCCACCTGGCGCACCTTGTACTTCCTTTTCCCCACTATGACTGTGCACGGGGCCTGGAGGACCGTCTCATATGCGCCGTTAAGGAATTGCTCGGATTTTTCCATGCGGTCTTAATTTAAAAAGGGGCGAGCGCACGGCCCGCCCCAAGAATGACGTCTGTTATATGGAACTATTCAGTTTCATAAACGAGGGAGCCCTCGACCAGCATACCGGTCATGAGGTTCGCGGTGTTGACCTGCTCGGCGAGAACCACTGCGTGGATACGGTAAAGACCGTCGCTGAGGGTCAGGTTGGAAGTGATCTTGGCCTTAGGATAGACCCAAGCGCGTTTCTTCTCCTGGTCGGCGACGAGGATGGGAACGGTAAAGACAGGGAGGTCTACGCCGAAGCCCACGGCTGAAGGGGTCGAGAGGTATGAAGGAGCGCCTGCGGTGAGGTCCTTGCCCTTCATGAACTTCTTGATCATTGCTGCTGATGTAGAAGCGATGTCGAAGGAGAAGGAAAGGGTACCGGCGGTCACACGAGCAGTGATAAGGTTACCCTGCTCGTCGAGGATCTCATCGGTGGAAACATCCTCGCCCTCCCAAGAGGTGGAGTCCTGGACGATCTGGCCGAGAGAGACAGGATTTGTGAAAGACGAGAGGGTCGCTGAAGAATAATCGTTGACCTCGTCGAAGATAATGAGGTCGCCCTGTCCTACGAAGGGAGCGGTAGCGGCGTCAACTTTTCCAATTACTTGCTGTGCCATTTGCTATGAGGTATTATGAATTAAAATTACTGTTAGTTGTCCAACGCAAATTGAGCGTTGTGACGGAATATCCCGAAGTTTGATTCGGTGTCGTGGGTGTTATGAATCTTTGAGGTTCGTATTCGAAATGGTAGTGGTCTGTCGTTCTCCCGTCGAGGAGTTTGTCGAACCATGCAAGGATCTTCTTGATGCGGTTCTTTTTCACGGAACCGTCATCATTCATCTTGCAGTACAGGCTGACCATCAGATAGCCTCTGGCAAAAGGAGTGTCCATCCCGACGCTTTCGATGTTCCCGTTGATATAGATGACGATGAAGTCCGTGGGCAGCTCATTCGTGGGGCGCTCCCAGTCGCTGTAAACGGCAACCTCCTGCGTCCCGCCGTCAGCTGTGCCGACGGAGATCTTGCCCTTGAGGAAATCCCTCAATTCGACATCCGGTTCTATGTTCGAAGGCTTGAGGAAATACCTCAATTCGACGTCCGGTTCCATGTTCGACGACTTCATCATTTCATCTTAAAAGATCTTTTGGGCAATTCGTTGAGTATACCGAGCACCTCGCCGGCGAAATATTCCTCCAGGTTCGAGATGTATCCGCTATGCTCTTCGGACTCGTTCACTTTCTCGGCATAGGGGACGCCGACAACCAGCATGGCACGGAGCCCTCCAACGCCGGCACCGAATGTCTGGACAGCCCTATTCAAGGCTTCGGGACCCAGAGAAGCGCCATCGATCACCTGGCCCTTATACGTCTGGGATTCCTGAGCCCCCGGGGTCATGAAGTTTGCTTGCAAAAGCCTTCTACCATCGGCCACGCCGGCGGCCACACTGTCGTGCAAGTTACCAGAATACCAAGGATATTCTGCGTTACCTCCACGGTACCCAGACTTGTACGGGCCGTTGTTTGCGCCTCTAGGCCACATCCAGTCGAAACTCTTCAGGGTCTGCACGCAAGCCTCTCCAAGCTTCTTCGCGGCATGAGCGGTCACCGTAATCCCGGCATCGCGCAGGACCAGGGCGAAGCCTTTACTGGTCTTGCCCCAGCTCATCCTATTGCCAGCACTTACAGCCATACTATTCTCCTTGCGCTTGTTTCAGTTCTATTCTCGTGACCTTAACGTTCGTTCTCCAAGGCATGTTGATGTCCCGTACGATTCTGACGATGGACGTAATGACGCGGCCAAATTCCGTCGTCACCGTCACGGCGTCATTGATCCTTACCTGAACGTCCACACCCGGGAGGAAGATCGTCGGAGCCCTGGTGATGATCGACCGGGAATATCCGGTGCCGCCCTCTTCATAAAGGCAGGGACCGTCGTAGATGGTCTCAGGATCGAGTTTGTTGTCCCACTCGTCCTTTCCGCCATTATCCCTGGTGATTACACAGGAGTCGCGAAAATCAATGAACTTCATCGTTTCCTCAAATAAGTCCCGTCAAAGACTTCGCCGGAGGAGGCGTCATCCTCCACGTCGATTCCCCACTTGACACGGAGAGCGTCACCCATGGACTTGAACCTTGCGCGGTCCGCCATGGTGATGGTATACCCTCCACGGGAAGCGCGGACGTCACCGACCTGTTCGGAATAGCCACCGCCGGCGAAAACACCCAACACCGAATAGTATACCGTCGAAGACGCGTAGTCGAGGCGCTTTTGATATTCGCCATCAGGATCTTCCCGCGGCGTTTTCTCACCAGTCTCTTCGTTGATAACGTAGTCAATGTCCTCATCGAGAGGAAGTGGCTCCAAGTCAACCTCCTTCGGACTACGGGCGGAACGAGCCACCACATTGTCCTGCAGGTCCAGACCGGGCACTAAACTACGCAGATACTCTTCGACAGTCATAACTACTTCGTGTGAAGGATAAACATGCCACGAGGACGGGTGGGAACACACAGCAC